AAATTGAAATACCTGTTCTAAACAATAAATAATTTTATGGCAATTGATGGTTCATCAAAAAACGACACAATGGGTCAAGTAATGAATATGATATATTCAAAGCTTCCTTACACATCCCCTTTGAATAATGTCGATCCGTTAGATGTAATTAACCCAAAATATAAATTGTTTTACGGAATGGGCTCTAATAAAGCCCAAATGTTGAACCGACAGGCTGTATCAACACCTAAGCTGGATACTCACCCAATGGGTGGTATTACTATTGATAAGAACTATAGCCAGTTCATGTACGCTAACGTCGACTTTGATAAGACTCGTCGTTTGCTTGAGTACAGAATCATGGCTCAGTTTGCTGAAGTAGCTGATGCTCTTGATGAAATTTGTGACGCATTTCTTAATAAAGATGAACATAATGAGATAGTAAAGCTCAATTTGCGTAACTTTCAGCATGATGAAAAGGTTTCAACCATCATTAATAAAGAGCTACAAAAGTTTTTACAGAAGCTAGATTTAGAAAGTAAAGGTTGGGAGTATATTAGAATGCTCCTAATGGATGGTGAGTTGTACTTTGAAAATGTAGTAAGTCAAAAAGAACCAGATAAAGGTATTCTTGGTTTTATTAACATTCCATGTGAACTAATTGATCCAGTTTACGAAAACGTACAGAATCTATTGATTAAAGGTTATTTGCTACGCAAGCCTTTTGCAGGTAATTCAAAGACAGAAGCTAGTAAGAGACAATCTACTACTGGTAAGTTTGAGTTAATTCCAATGGAAAAGAATCAAATTCTATATATCAATTCTGGTATTTGGAATCAATCAAAGACCATTCGTGTCCCATTCATTGAAAATGCAAGAAGAGCCTATCGCCAATTATCTTTGATTGAAGACTCTATTATCATTTATCGCCTTGTAAGAGCTCCAGAGAGATTGGTGTTTAATGTTGACGTTGGTGATATGCCCAAGCCAAAAGCTGAAGCATACTTAAAGAAGTTGATGAATAACTTCTGGAGCAAAAAGAGCTATGATGCATATAACGGCTCACCAGTATTGACTTACAACCCACAATCAATGATGGATGCTTTCTGGTTTGCTAAGAGACAAGGCGGAGAGGGTACAACTGTTACTACATTGGCTGCTGGTCAGAATTTAGGTCAATTGGATGACTTAAACTACTTTATTAAGAAGCTTTATAAGGCTCTTAAGGTACCTGTAACAAGACTAAACCCAGAAGACACTACTAACGACTCTGCAACTATCTTAAGAGAAGAGCTAAAGTTTGCTAACTTCATTATTAGATTGCAAAGAACGTTTGCTGCTGGTTTGCGTCCAGCCTTTATTACTCAGCTCAAGCTAAAGGGTTTGCTTGAAACCTATGATATAGCTGAGAGTGATGTTCAACTTGAATTTGTACCACCAACAAACTATTACGAGCTAAGACAGAATCAGATTCTTGAATTAAAGTTCGCTAACTTCGGTCAAGTATCTTCTAATGAAATGTTCTCTACTTCTTTTGCCATGAAGAAGTACTTGGGTTGGTCTGATGTTGATATCAAGGCTAACAGAGAGTGGCTCAAGAAGGATGCTGGATTAAAATGGGAGCTTGCTCAGATTGTTAACTCTGGTCCAGATTGGGAACAACAAAAGGCTGAACCAACCTCTGCAGAAGGTCAGATTGCTGGCTTTGGTGGTGGAGGTGGTGGCATGGGTGGTGGAGGAGCTCCTCCAGCCTTTACTCCTTTACCTGGCGCTGAAGGTGGAGAGGCTCCTGCTCCAGGTACTGCCCCAGAAGGTGGAGCAGCTCCAACACCAGCTCCAGGCGCTGAAGCTTCTGCACTACCAACCTAATAATATATGTCAATACCTTGTAACCCAGTAGCATATTATCAAAATACCAATCTAGATACTAAGATTAATTCTTACAGTAGATTAGCTCAAAGAATTGGCTTTCAGCTTGGTGCTCCAGTACTAAAGCTTGAAGTTACTCAAGATATTGTATATGAGAATATTTCCATGGCTTGTGAATTGTTTACCAAGTATGCAGGCTATACAGAAGAGTTTCTTATTTTTGATAGTGCGTTATATGACCACTATGCTGGGGTAAAGCTCGATACATTGTTTACTATTACTCCTTTGATGAGTGCTCTATCAGCAAACTTTGACTATGATCTAGATAATTATAGAAAGGTTGTTGATGTATTCTCTTTGGATCAAGGTACTACAACTGGTACAAATACATTGTTTACTATTGAACAAACATTGGCTCAGCAAACATACTTTAACTACGCTCTTGGTAACTACGGTTTTGACTTGGTAAGCTGGCACATTACTCAGATGTATATGAGCACAAGAGCAAAGACTCTTACTCAGTATTATTACTTCTATTTTGACCCTAGAACTCAATACCTAAAGATTTTACCGGACCCATCCGTACAAACAGTTTCTAGTCGTTGGTTTGGTTTAATTGGTTGTTATGTAGAACGTCAATTAAAATACATTGTCATGGAGCCTTGGGTACAGCAATACTCATTAGCGCTTACAAAGATAGCAATTGGTCAAATAAGAGGTAAGTATGCCGGACAAAGTTTATTCGGGGGCGGTACTGTAAACTACAATGACATGTTGAGTCAAGGTTTAGCTGAGAAAGAAAAACTAGAAACTCAATTGTTTACAAAGTCTACAGCAGGTTTCGGAGATGCCGAACCTCCATTATTCTTTGTTGGATAATGTTTAAAGTTGGTCAATACAAAAAAGGAATTTACAAACCTGTAAACAGGTCAAAATATCTTGGTACTCAAGATCCTGTTTACAGGAGTAGCTACGAGTTGTTTTTCTTTCGTTGGTGTGATAATAACCCTAAGGTTTTAGAATGGACTTCAGAGGCTGTAGTAATTCCTTACAAATCTCCACTAGATAATAAATTTCACAAGTATTATGTAGATAATAGTATTGTTTATAAAATTAATGAGAACACAGTTAAAAAGTTTCTTGTTGAGATAAAGCCATCTAAGCAAACAGAACCACCTAAACAACACGGTAATAAAAAGCAAAGCACATATGTGACTGAGGCTACTACTTATGCTAAGAATATGGCAAAGTGGGAAGCCGCTAAAAAATGGTGTGAAGGTAAAGACTTTGATTTCCTGATTTTGACAGAAAAACAGCTCTTTCCAAAAAAATCTTAAAAAATACTAACATTTACTATAAATAATTTTATAACTATATGCCACACAGACTATTAGTTGAGACACCCGACTTCGGCAGCTTTACTTATATTAAAGAAGAAAAGAATCTGCGCGATGGAAAAGGGCCAAGATTATACATCGAGGGGCCTTTCATGATGGCGAACGAAGTCAATAAAAATAGACGTCTTTATGACTTGATGGAAATGGTCTCTGAAGTAAAGAGATATTCCGATGAGATGATTAAGTCTGGAAGAGCCTTAGGTGAGCTAAACCACCCAACTACTGTTGATATCGATCTTTCAAGAGCCTGTCACAGTGTTCAGAATTTAAGACAAGAAGGTAATTACTTTGTTGGTAAGTCTCTTGTTCTAAGTACTCCAATGGGTAAGATTGTTCAAAATCTTATTGATGATGGAGTAACTCCTGGCGTCTCAACAAGATGCTTGGGTCAATTAGAACCAGACTCTATTAAAGAAGATGTAAATAGAGTAAAGAACATGAAGCTTGTTGCTATTGACGTAGTTGCAGATCCTTCATGCCCTAAAGCATTTGTTAATGGTATTCTTGAATCCAAACAATGGGTTTTAAGTGATACTGGTGAGCTAGAAGAGGCCTATAATAAGTTTGAAAAGTCTATTGGTAACTTGCCTCGTAAAGATGTGGATAAATATTTGAGAGAGCAAGTATTAATTTTTATCAATAAGCTTAAATAATTATATGGAAACTCAACTTATTAAGTCATTTATTAAGCATGTTGGGGTAAAAAATTACTCTGAGGCTAATAAATATTTACAACAAGTCTTAGATAATAAGATTAAAAGCCGTATTAAAACTGCTTTGAACAAACCACTTTTTTAACATATGTCAGCTCTAATTGAAAAATTAAAGGAAGTTACCAAGGATATTCTTAGTGAGGAATCACTAACACAAATTTCCGAGGCATTCGAGCAGCAAGTAAACAAGGCTGCTGAAGATCGTGCAAAATTGCAACTCGAGGGATTATTGGTACAAATCGACGAAGACCACTCTGCCAAGGTAGAGAAGCTCGTTGAGGCTATTGACCGTAATCACTCTGAGAAGCTTTTGAAGGTTGTTGAAGCAATCAACGAGAACCATGCTGGTAAACTCAAGACTGTAGTACGCAAGTACGAGAAGGCTCTCAATGAGGATGCTGCATCTTTCAAACAATCTCTTGTTGAATCCATTTCCAACTATCTCGAGTCATATCTCGACGAGAACTTGCCAAAGACAGCCATTGAAGAGGCTGTGCAGAACAGACGCTCTGCTCAGGTTCTAAACGAACTACGCAGCATGCTTTCTATCGATCTAGTACTTGGTAAAGAATCAATCCG